GTTAGATAGTCCTCCATCTGTAATTTTATTAAACATATCCAGATCAAAAGGAACTTTGTTTTCTATTCTATTGTAAAAATCAAATCGTTTATCAGCATCTTCAATAAAGTCATGTCCTACATTAGTATCAAAGCCTACTTGTAATGCCTCAGTTAATAAATCAGGCAAAGCATCAGGAGTCATATCCTTTTTCTTACCATCTATAATCTGTATACCTTCTAGTACTGCATTAAAAACTGCTTTATCTTTACAGAACTTTTCTGTTTCATCTACCAACCATTGTAGTTCCTGAGGCTCTTGTTCATATTCAAATACTGTTTTTAATAAACTTCTTTGTTCCTCACTAGCATTATCAAATGCAACTGACATTGCCTCTAGTGTAGGTGTGTTGTTATATTTTTCTATATATTCAGCAATCTGTCTAAACGCATAAGAATGTTCGTTATCTGAGAAATACTCTTCTTTAATGAAGGGTAGAACTTTTCTAACATACTTTTCGTTTCTAACTAAATTAACTAGAATAATTGTATCAAGCATCTCTTTTTACCTCTGTCTTGTAATCATTGTAAACTTCTATGACACACGGAGCACAAATATATACTTCGTCATCGCCATTATGAAAACAATATGCTTTGTCTTTTTTGTCTATAGGTTTTTCACACCTATCACACTTTTTCGTATTCTTGTTGAATATCTTCATCACTGATTTCCTCTGCCATCATTTCTACAGAGCCAATAGTATATGACTTTTTAACCCAGTCTCCAAATCTTTTATCTGAGAGTACAGGCAACCAAAAATCTTTACCTAGATCCTTAGCTCTAACTTTAGGATCTACTGCTTCACCTGTGTCCATGTCAACTCTCTGATACCAACCATTACTAGGTTTAATTACATGTCCAGAAGCCATCGCCATGTCTAGTAACCCAGACCATTTACTAATACCGTTCTCCCATGTAACTTCTACAGGAATTTTAGACTTCTCTCTAACAAATCTAGACTTTTCAACATTAATTATAAATTCATAACCTGTAACTTCTGTTCCTGTCTTTTGTTGTCGTCTACCAATAATAAAAATATTATCTGCAGAATAGTAAATACCTGTGCCACCACTAACCACATCTTTAGGAAACAATCCTATCTCTTTATATGTATGGTTAACTACAATAGCTGGAATATCTTTAATTGTTAGATGAGGAGTAATCATTCTAAATAAGGACTTCATTTGTTTAGCCCTTGTCATGTCTGCTACACTCTTACCTTCCAAGGCATCTTCTACTTCTTTCTTAGAAGCCAAGTTACCTACAGAGTCAACAACAACCATAATATTATCGCCTCGTTCTACACCATTCAACTGTTGCATCACATCATGTTTTAATTGTTCAATATCTGCAATAGGTGTATGTAATACTTTGCTAGTATCAATATCAAAAGTCTCAAAATAAGACTTAGGTGCACCAAACTCACTATCATAAAATAAAACAACACCATCAGGATATTTCTCTTGGTGTGCCTTAATTAATAACATAGCAAATGCTGTTTTAAAATGCTTACTAGGACCTGCAAATACTGTAAGTCCAGGTGTAAGTCCACCGTCTAGTTTACCACTTAAAGCAACATTAACTGCTGGAACAGATGTTTGTATCAAGTCTTTGTCATTAAAAAACTTAGAGTCAGTCAAAATATCTGTTTCTCTAATTGTGGAATTTTTTTGTAATTTATCTAATAGATTACCCATCTTTTCTCCTACCTTTATTAGCCTCTAAGGCTGTATTCATTATATTAAAAGAATTATAGCATAGCTCAGAAGCATGTGTCAAATCTTTTGGTAAACAAGTGCCACCAAAACCGTACTCTCCATCTGGGCCTGGAACAGCCCAATGTGTTCCTCCTAAGTTCTCATCATTCTCTAGAAACTCTTTTATGACTTCATAGTCTATATCTTGTACTTCACATATATTTTTAAAGTCATTTGCTAAACCTACTTTAACAGCCAGTGCAGCGTTTCTAAACATTTTTATTGCACTTGCCTCGCATGGTGTAACCTGTTTTACAAATTTATTACCACATGACATTAGATCAACAAATTCATCACAATTATAACAACCAATTAAAATATCAATGTTAGGATTGTCTATATCTTCCTTCCAATGTTTTTCTCTTAAAAACTCTGGCATTATAATTATTCCTCTATTAGCATAAGCCAAACATTGATCAGGACCTATTGTACTTCTAATAACAGGTTGTACACCTACATAAAGTTCTGATAGTATCTTATCTATAATACTTGTGTCTAACTTTCCTTGTTTTAGGTTAGTTGGAACGCAAATAAAAGCATAATCAATTTCATTCCAATTATCTATGTTGTAACCTAAATCAGGATCATGAATATAGACGTCTGAAAGTTCGCCATATAGTTTTTCAGTTAAAAAATAATATGTGGCTTTGCCTACAAATCCATATCCAATGACTGCAATTTTTTTATTCTTTCCCATTGTTCGTCAATCTCTTTTTGTTGATCTAAAAGTTTCTTATGTTGAAACTTAACCTTGTGTCCCTCTAATTCTGGATTCAAGAGTTTCAATTTGTTTCTCTTTCTTCTTTGTCCAGTTCTCTTCATTGCGTTCTTTTCCTTGCACAATTTTTGGTGTAAATTTAGATGCTTTAAGTCTTTCTAAAGCACCTTCCCTTCTAGCTCTTACGCTTTTCTTTTTCCATGCGTGTGTTCCCATTATAACTCCTCCATAATTCCTAGTATCTCAGCAACAAAGAATGCTCCTAAAAATACTTGCCAAGCCCACGGCTCATTAATAACAAAAGGTATAACACAACCTCCACATCTAAAACCACTTTTCAATATACTGTATATGAAATGTGTATTTCTTTCATCTTTATTTTTCATATTTAACTCCTTCTATATCCCCTTCAAAAAATCCATCTATAAGAATAAACATTACCCAATTGGAAACTATCATACATACAAATAAACCCCAGCCTGCTAATGATTGCAATTCCATTATGCAAATAAATCCTCGAGTGTAGCCTGAGGTTCTGTATTCCATCCTAAAGGTTTCAATATATTTTCTAAAGGATCAATAAATGCTTTCTGAAATATTAAATCATAATCTACATACTTTGTAATCTCAAACTCTTTAGGAAGTTTAGTTACAAAGGCAATAGTGTTCTCATGTAAACTGTTAGGTTCTTTTAAATAAAGGAACTTAATCTTATCACCTTCTTGTATTTTCTCATACTTAAGGTTCAAACTCTTATCTTTTAAGAGCTTATTATACAGTAAGGAACCTCGAACATGTATGGGTGTGCCTTTCTGATATATGTCTGCTGTAGATGAGTATTTCTTAAGATTATTACAACCTCGAGGAAAGGCAATCTCTTCTGCAGATAATGTATTAAATTGTTTTTGTGCCTCAGCAATATATGTTTGTAACTTGTCTTCATCACTAGTAAGAATAAGACGGACTGCCTCCTTCAAACTATCTCGGATAGGAGCAGGAGTCGAGGACCTTACAATTTCTAAACCCATAACTTTTAACTTAGGTTCTTTAAGTCTTAGTCCTTCATCATCTAGTACATTTAAGGCATATCTTTTCTTAGCCACAAACACACCTTTATCTGCGATAACCTCACGCTTAAAGTCTATCTTATGTTCAAAGGCATTAGTATAATTACCTAACTTTGTCATTGCCTGTGCAATAGCAGGTTCTATTTTATCTGTACCTATCTTATCAAGAAGTTCTACAACCTTATCTGTGTCTTTATCAGGGAAGAAATTATCTACCATCTTTTTACATGTAACATAACAAGAATCTGTATCACTATAAAAAGAATACATCTCATCTTCTGTGCCACATACTTTGTTCATATACTTGTCCAAAGCCTTAGCTGTATCTCGGATAACTAATTGTCCCGACATTGTAATACCTTCTGCAATTCTATCATCATAGAATCTAAAATACTGATTAGCTAGGGCACCATATAAACTGTTTAATTGAATCTTACGAGCCATCTGAAAGTTGTTATATTTACTTATCTCGTTCTTGTGATGTAGGGCACCTGTTTCTTGGAAATCTTTCTGTGCCTTCTGCATCAACTTCTTATATTTTAATCTATCATTAAAAAACTTTTGTACAATCTCAGGAAACAGACCTTTCTTTTCTCTTGTATAACAAGAGCCATTGCCTGCCATAGTATAGTTCTTTTCTTTTAACTTGTCTAACTGATATCTGTCCAGTTGATCGTCAACGCTAACATTATATTTAAACCCAGGAACAATAGTCTCAGGACTCATATTGTGTTGCATTAGAATACTAGGATATAGACTTGTAGCATCGAAACTAGCCACCCATTCATAACTGCCAGGTTTAGGTTCCTGTACAAACGCACCTTCAATTTGTCTATCCTTTCTACCACCACCTTGGTGAATAACAATGTCCTTTTCCCATAGATGATTATATAATAAACTATCCCAGGTTCTAACAGCTGAGAATACATCATTATAATTACACTTAGCGTCATAGGCCATTGTAATAGCAAGTTCAATAAGTTTCATCTTGTCTTCTAGTTCGTCGACAATAACTGTATCAATAATATTATATTCTACAAACCTATTCCAATCTCCGTCATAAAACTCTTTAAATGTGTCAAAGCCAGACTCTAGTTTATTCTTACCTAGTTCTGTTTCTGCAATAAAGTCTAGTTTGTAAGACTCTCGAGTCACATAAGTAAACTTCTTATATAAGTCCAAATAGTCTAATTGTGCAACACCTGTAATCTCGAATGCTGTCATCTCACGATTAGCAAATCTAATAGGACGCTTGTTAATTAATTTAAAAGGAGAGAATCTTTTATGTTCATTCTCACCTAATACTCGTTGAACTCTTGTAATAAGATAAGGCATATCAAATAAATTACTGTTCCAACCTGTAATAATATCAGGACAATTATCCTGCCACCAAGTGAGGAAAGTATCTAATAGTTGTTCTTCTGTGTCAAAACCTTGATAGTCAATATCTAAATGATTTGTTTCTTTAGTAGGCGTAAACTCCCCCAGGCCAAAAGTTGTTATCTTCTTGGTGTTGTTGTTTTGAAGTGTGATAACTAGAACTTTCTCACTAGGGGAGTCTACATTAGGAAATCCACCTTCCGATGTTGTTTCAATATCGATAGAATAGATTAACATCTCATTAGCATCCCATTGTATCTCACCAGGATAGTTCTCGGTGATATATTGGTATGCGTAATAGTTTTGTCCAAATATTGGAAAATTTTCTACATCTTTGTAACTGTCAAAGAAGGCAGTTGCCTCCTTATTTGTGGGGAACTTTATAGGTGATACATTCTCACCAAAGATACTTTTGTACTTAGATTTTTCTTTACTCTTAACAAACAGAGTAGGCTGAAATTCATGCCTTGCAGTAAATCGCTTACCATTTTTTACACCACGGAAAAGTATATCATTTCCATAATGTCTCGCATAAGTATAAAAATTCATAACAACACCTTAAACATAATATACACATTATGCACTCTTACTGACTAAGAGTCAAGGACTTTATTCAAAAAAGGTCCTATTAACCAAATGTGCTTCTTTTATTTCTTCTTTAGATTGTCCGTGGTATGCAACGGCATGATGTTTAGCAATCAATTCCTCGTTTACATTCACTTTAACTTCAAATTGAGGATGGCCCTCATTATCTAACACAAAAAATTCACCAAGTATCCGTCCAAATTTGCCTTTTTTATCAAGCCTTGTTCCGAGTATAGCTCCACTTGATAATCTACTTTTAAGATAATCTTTCGCCATGTTTCCAAATCTTTTTTCAACGAGGTCACGGGTTCTACTTTCCGGTGTGTCGATACCGAATAACCTGACCCTTTGTTTCTTAAGCCAGACTCCAAACCCCAAGTCGATATCCACATCTACTGTGTCCCCATCTACGACCTTTACGATCTTAACTCTATATTCATACATTTACTTTCCTTTTATTGTCTCGTTCAACACCTTTTTATTTATAAAGTCAGGTGTTACAATTCCAGAACCGAATTTTGTATTATATGTGTTTAACATTTCTTTTCCTGGATCGTAGACTGAAACAACATGAGCTGGAAAGATTGGTACTTTGTGATCTTTTGCAAATGGAGCGTAAGGAGCTAGCCCTACAGTATAATCAGTTTCACTTCCAGGTTTAGGCATAATCATAATAATAGCTGGTTTTTTGATAAGTAGAAAACCTCTACCATCAATTTCCTCTTCTGTAATGTCTCCAATCAAGTCTTCACCTGTTGTAAGTTTAACGATTTGTATGTTTGTAGCCATACTCCTTATCTCCTGTTTTAATTATTTAATTTTAATAGACTGAGGTTTTAATTCTTCTGGAATTTTGTTTACCAAATTAATTGTTAATACTCCGTCCTTCAATTCAGAACCTGACACTTTAACAGTATCTGCTAAAGACCATGTTCTTGTGAAATTGCGTTCTGCAATTCCTTTGTGCAAATATTCTGTTTTAGAAGTCTCTGCCTGTTCACCTTTGACGATTAGATTACCGTCTTCCACAGTAATATCAAGTTCAGACTTTGAAAAGCCTGCAAGAGCAATTTGAATTTCATAATTCTCATCGTCTATTTTTTTAATATTATAAGGTGGGAAGTTAGCCTCGGTGGTATTGACTCTTTGAACAGCGTCAAAGACTCTGTCAAATCCAATTAGTCTACTTTCTATTTGTGGGAATGCTGAAACGAAATCGTTCCAATTTGTCGTGTTTATGCTTACCATTGTTTTCTCCTATTATTTAGCAAGATTAAAATATGATACCCTTCCGGCGTATCAATACTATTTATACACTCTGCTGCTGTTCTAACCATTTTTGGTACATATTATTATCGTAAACACCCGATCTAAACCACAAGTTAACTGCTGTTTTTTCTCCTCGAATAACTGGCAATCCTGCGTGCATTGACAATTCAAGAGGCTGAGTTGTGCCCATGTGGCAATTAGAAAACAATACTACTCTTCCTTTCTTGGCTGGTATTGTAATTTTCATGTTAGGAAAATCTGTTTCCCCTCCATGTTGTACATCATTTAAATATAATATTGCTGTTGCTATTCTATTGCCTGCTTGAGGAGAATAAGCATTTAATTTATCATCTCCAAAAGCATCCATGTGAGGTTCAAATTGTTGACCCTTTTTATATTTAATAACTGATATAGGTTCTGCTTGAGCTGGATTTAATCTTAACGAAGCTGAGGCTGCGTCTAAAAATATTCTAGCTCCTTCGGATTGTAGATAATGGAGACTAGATGTTTCATTTGTTCTTAAATTAGATTTTTCACCTGTACCATCATTTGTAGATACTTGGGCACCTTTAAATATACAATGTTTCTCAATATCTGAGGATAATAGATCTACTACTTCTTCTGGTAAGAAATCATCTATTGTCATTAATAACGGATTATTAATTGAATATAATTTATTTTCACCCATCTCATGTTTCATTTTCAAATCCTAAATTAGGAAAGGCAGCTTTAAAATCTGTGCCTCTTCTTTTATCATGCTCATATACAAAATGCCAAAAATCTCTTCTATGTTTTAGCAGTTCTAAATCTTTAAATCTATTTGCCTTTATCCATCCTACAGTTTTTCTAAATTTTTCTATCTCGCCTGTAGAAAACTGAGGATAACTTTCCATAGTTTTTAAATCCTTCTCCATTATACTTATATGAGAGTCGTCTGAGATTTGTGCTGAAAGGTGGTCTGGCTCTACCATAAAAGGCATGTCTATTGTAATTAGATCACCATAAGTATTTTTAAGTTCTGCCATTTTAAATATGAACTCTTCGGTATTAGGAATAGATAAGAAATTATATGTATTCATTATTCCTACTGGTATTCCGTTAGCCAATAATCTATGTAAATTTTGTTCAAAGTGAGAAACATCTAATCCATGTCTAATGTACTCTGCCTGTTTACCCCATGAATCAATGCTAGCATAAAGTTTTGTATTAGGAATATCCTTAACCAAACCTATATACTTTTTTACTCTATTTTCTGAAACCATAAGATTAGAATTACAATGGAATGTTAATCCTTTTCTTGGGTTGTCTTTTACATATTGGAGTAACTTATATGTGTTCTTATCTAATAAAGGCTCACCACCTGTAACTCTAAGAACAAATAAGTGTTCATATGCCTGTGGAAACCATTTCCAAAACCTGGTTATGTATGGAGAGTTTTCTATTTGAGGAGTATGAATTGAATTATAGTCTTTAGATAATTTGTAAGGACCGTGTTCTTCTATTTCCTTTTCCCATGTTGTGCTAAAAACAGGACCACAATAACTACATGCCATTTGACATTTATTAGTAAACGATATTTCTAGATACTTAGGATAAACATAACCTGTTCCAGCATCTACTGCCTCGTCTACTATATTACGATTATGTTTAAAAAATTGTACTGCAAGAGTTTGTCTATCAGAAATCAATCCAAGATCTTCGACATCCCAACAATAAGAGCACTCTGAAGGTCTGTTGCCTTGCAACATCTCTGCTCTCTTTTCTACTTTGTGATTTGTGTTATGTAAGTCTGAACCTAAGGGTATTTGGTGTGTAGGA